TTTGTTATGAGAGCCAAGCGAAAGACAAAGACATTGCACTGATATGGATTTCAGAACTGGCGGGTGAGATGAAAACCAGCATTGCCCCTGAAAAAGCAGAAGTGATCAGGCAGCTTGCCGCGATCTCTTAATCCATAGGTGACGTATGAGACGAGATTTAAACTTAGCCGGGGCGTTTATGGAGGCGCTGAACTTCAACGAGAACGGCAAAGGCCGCCGCATAAAGACCGTTGATTTCATTCACGCCGCAAACCGGTTCGGCACACACCTAACGCCTGAAGAGGCGAATTATTACATCAAGCACCAGTCCGGCCTTGTTTTAAGGCTGATTGACGAGGGGCGTTATCAGCACAATACATACCTTTATCTGTGCTAGACATTATATGAGCTCAAACTTGAGCTGGCATTGTCAGCGCACAGAGCTTAACCTAATCTAACAGGGTTGCTCTGTGTTAAAAGCGAACGTTAACGTTTTAATGGCATAGCCAAAATGTGACATTTGCCGTGTGGTTTGCGTAAGGTTCAAGTAATATCCAGTTCATGATAAAGGAAAATCACAAAGTGAATAGAAACCCATGGGAAGTACCTGAGTGGCATGCTCTGGGTCGAGAAGCATCATTAGTCAGACATCTCATTGGATCAGGAGCAACAGCTATAGGTAGAGCAAATTACGCAGATAAGATGGGTGAATATTATACTGCATTTTTTGGACTTTCAGTTGGCTTAGAAAGGCTTTCAAAGTTAATATTGGTTGCAGATTATGCTATTGATAATAAAGGCAAAATGCCTAGCGAGCAAGTTTTGAAAGACTTTGGTCATAAACTGATTGGCTTGACCAATGAGGTTGAAAACATTTCACAAAAAATGCAGCTATCATTGCGTTATTCACGTCCTACACAAGAGATTCCTCAAAAGATACTTGAATGTTTAGATTCATTTGCCGATGCGCGAAGAGGTAGATATGCAAATTTTGCCTCATTAGATAACCCTAATTTAACCAGTGATGAACCTATTAATAAATGGTGGGGTGAGGTAGCTGAAAGCATATTAGAAAAGCATTACTACGGTAAGGTTGCCCAAAAGCGTGTTGAAGGTAGCGCTGAATTAATTGATGCTATAATTTCACCGTTTACAATGGTAATGCATACGAATGAAAGTGGGGATGCTATGCAGGACGTTAAGTCAGTCTCAATACGAACTGGCCAAAATGCGATTGTACAAAAATGGGGAAGGTACCATTCATTATCAATCGCTCGCTGGCTCGCAACGGTTTTATCTGAGCTCTCTCATATTGCTTGCTATAAACATCGCATAGATGCTTTTTTTGGTCTAAATGAACTCCTTAACAGTTACACTGTTGACGATAGTTTTTTAAAAACCAGAAAGGTATGGCCTCTTTAGAAGTTAACAAGCTCCACTATCTCATGTCTACTGCTCTGTGCTCACAACTAGTTGTGAGCTTGTGTGTTGAGTAACGGTTGCCAACTCAAATCTGAGCTAATACAGCTAAATGCCCTATGCATGCGGTAGGTGCATGAAACCGCATGATGACCCGGTGTTATTTTTACCCCCATAGCGCCAGCGCTGGTGCGGATCGCAGCGGATCATGCAACTGCATTAAAAGCGATACATGAAGCGCGCAGGCGAGGCGGGGATAGCATTGCGCGCAATCCCCTTAGCATCACTTGTCAGCTTCAAAACCACCTAAATCGCCTTGTGAAGAAATTTCAGGGATTGCTAAAAGTTCATCTGTATTAGTCTTGCTCCATAAAAGTCTTCCATTACTCATAACATAAGCTAGCGGGATTTTAGGGTTATTAATATCTTTTCTGGTTCGATACCATTTTGCTTCCCATTGAGAGTAGTATGGTTCCAAGTTTTCTGGCATCAATAAGTAAATAGATTGGATTGTGATATTTCTATAAATGGCAAAGATCCATGGAACCTGTCTATACTTTGCAATAATAGTGGGGTTCATGTGGTGATGCGTAGAGAAGTATTTTGTAAGTTCAATGTTTACAGATTTAAGTTCATACTCAGTACCTGAAGAGTCTCTTGCATCATTACCTTCACGACCTGGCAATACATCTAAACTTAGTGTCAGTAAAACTTGAAGTAACTTCCCGCCATTATCTTGGAATATATCATTTATACCATGCTTGTTTGCTAATAATTGATATTGCTCAATGGCTGGCCAGATCTGAATTAATTTACTATAATCTTCATGTTTTCTAAAGCTCATTGCTGTGACTTCTCCAATAATGAGGCGGGAGAAACATTCAAGGCAAGGGCAATTCTTTCAATATTGTCGATCGAGATATTACGTTCTTCCCTTTCTACAGAACCAACATAAGTTCTGTGCAGTCCTGCCAAGTCAGCTAACGCTTCCTGCGACAAGCCTTGTTCCTCCCTTAACCTCTTGATGTTATAGGCGAAAATTCGTCTTGTGATTGAGGGGTTTATCTTTTTCTGCATCTGAGAGATAATGAAGTCATTGATGACAATAGATCTACAGACTATGAGTAGCACTTATGACTGTTTTGGATAAAAAACCTGCTTACAGTACAAAATTAGGCTCAATATATATCGGGGATTCATTAGATTTATTGGCGAAACTGCCTGATAATAGTATAAATTTAGTTATGACTAGCCCACCTTTTGCTCTGCAAAGAAAGAAGGAGTATGGGAATCACGATCAGCATGAATACATTGATTGGTTTCTGCAGTTTGCAAAACTAGTATTTAAAAAGCTGAAGGATGATGGGAGCTTTGTCGTTGATTTTGGTGGTTCTTACATGAAAGGAGTTCCTGCTAGGAGCACTTATAATTTTCGTGTGTTAATCAAGATGATAGATGAAGTGGGTTTTTTCTTGGCAGAGGATTTCTATTGGTTTAACCCTTCAAAATTGCCTAGTCCTATCGAATGGGTGAATAAGAGAAAACTAAGGGTTAAAGACTCTGTAAATACAATATGGTGGTTTAGTAAAACTGAATGGCCAAAATCCAATGTTACTAATGTTCTTGTTCCTTACAGTGATCGAATGAAAAAGCTCATTGAAGATCCTGATAAGTTTTATTCACCCAAAATGCGTCCGTCAGGGCATGATATTAGCAAGAGTTTTGGTAAGGATAATGGTGGGGCTATTCCATCGAATTTATTGCAAATACCAAATTCAGAATCTAATGGTGGCTATTTATCAGGTTGTAAAAAACTTGGTATCAAAGGCCATCCGGCTCGATTCCCAGCAAAACTTCCTGAGTTCTTTATTAAAATGCTAACTGAACCAGGCGATTTAGTAGTGGATATTTTTGGTGGTTCTAATACAACTGGGCAAACTGCTGAGTTGCTAGAAAGAAAGTGGATGTCTTTCGAGCTGTCCCAAGAGTATGTAGCAGCATCTGCATTTCGCTTCTTGGAAAAAGGTACAGACGTTGAAGTTTTGCAGAAAATTTATGATGATGTGCTAAGTGGAGAAAGTGTAGATTTGAGTACTAAACAAGTCGAGCTTGGTACTTTATTGAAATAGAAATTAATGTTCGCCTTTTGGAGAACATTAATTTAACTTTAGATAATTATCTTTGGTGATTCAGCTTATTCGCTTGGTAATTCATATGGGGAGAAGCGAATCACCTCTTCCCCGATCCAGTCGTTCACCTCCTTCATGCGCTCTTGCAGTGGCGTTAGCTCGTTGCGTACAAACACCTGTGCGGCCTTTTTCACATCCCCGAAGCCGCCGGTATTGTTCGGGATAATCCCCATCATCTGCGGCGGTACGCGGTGCGCGCTTAGCAGATCGTCGCGGCTGGCATTCTTGATGTTAAAAAAGTCGTCCTTGGTGGCGACCTCGGATAGCGGCAAGATCTTAATGCCGTCCGGCTTGCCGTTCGGGGCGTACATGAACAGATTGCGGAAGTTCCCTAAGCCCTTTGTATCACGCATGGCTTGGCGCATTCTGTCAACGTCGCTGGTACTCTGCGCCGCGTCGGTCATATACAGGATGTAACCGGCGTGCGCCCCGTTCTGGTAATACTTACGGCGGAACAGCGTCGCCGCCTCGTTCAGCCAGGCGGAGTTAAGCGCGCTGAGGTACTCCGGCAGGCCGTACAGTTCCTGATTGATGTCCGGCTCAATCAGGTGGAAAACGCTGTCGGTCTTGAAGCGGTGCGCCTCTTTCCAGTCCTGCACAAACCAGTAAGCGCCGCGCTCCACACCGCGCCGAGTGTACTTGGCCGGGGAACATTTCAGTTGCAGCGGCGCGCCGAGGCGGTTTTGACGTTCTTCTAAATAGGCGTTGCCGAACACCAGATAATCCAGCGCATAGCGGCTAAACTCCTGCTGACTTAACAGCCGGTGCGGAATAAACGTTGATGCCAAAATGTTGCGCTTAACGTACATCGGCGAGCTGTGATGCACGGCGGCGCGCACGCTGCGTGCCAGCCCATCGAATGAGATTGGCGGCTCGTACCACTTCCCATTGGTCGTGCATTCGATGTAATCCAGAATTTCCCGCTTATCCAGCACAGCGGACGGCTCGCCAAAGGTAAACGCCTCAACATCCTGCTTCTGCTCTGCTGTTGGGGCTGGCGCCGGTGTGGTAAATGCCTTGCGGCCTTTGCGTTTGCTCATCAGTAAAACTCCAAAATATTCGGGCTGCTGTGGCCGCTGCCTGCGGTGAGCGGTTCGTTTAAGAGGGCGTGCATGATTGACCATGCAACATCGGCGTGGCTGGCTTCTTCGCTGCGGCTGGCGGTGTAGGTTGAGCGCGCGCCGCTGGCGGTCATGGTTTTGCGGATCGCCATAAAGGCGGCGGTGATGTCGGTGTGGCTGGTGTCGTACTCCAGACAGCCGCGCGCGATGGTGTCTTTTGCTTTCAGCACCATGGCGGTTTTGATTTCCGGCGTGTATTTGATTTCTCGCGCGGCTGGGAAGAACTCGCGCACCAGCTGGAAAACACCTTGGCCGACGGTGGTCGCATCGATGCCGATGTACTCCACGCAATATTTTTCGGTAAGGTCTTTAATCTTCTGGGCCTGAGCGGCAAAGTTCATGCCCTGCCACTGGTGGCGCTCGAGAACGCGGAACTTGCCCCCGGCCACCATTGGCGGCGCGATCACCGCGCACCCGGCGCTGTCGCCACCGTTGGCTTCAGATGGGTCGTAGCCGATCCACACCGGGCGATAACCGAACGGCCGCACGGCGTATGGGTTGAAGTCCTCCCACTCTTCCAGCGTATCGACCATGCAGCCTTGCAGCTCGGCGAACGGGAATACCGACGCGGTATCGTCCACAAATTCACACATCAGCAGGTTCTGATACTCAGCCGGGCTGTATTCGAGCGACAGCTGATCGAGGTCGAACAGGTTACAGCCGCCGGTCAGCGCATCCTCAACCGTGACAATCTGGCGCCATTGCCCATCGCCGCACAGCACGCCTTTTGACAGGTGGCTGTGACTGAGGTCGAGCTGAACGTGATCGGCTTTGCTGCGGCGGCCTTTGTTGAACAGTTCCCCCGACCAGAACGGATAAGCGGAGTGCGCCAGACTCGACGGCGTGGAAAAGTAGGTGGTGCGCCACCGCTTGTGCAGCGACATCCCGCTGGCGACTTTGCGCAGCTCCTGAAACTTCGGTATCCAGAAATACTCATCAAGATACAGATTGCCGGTGTAGCTCTGCGCGGTGCGCACGTTGGTGCCGAGGAACATCAGGCGGGCGCCGTTCGGCAGCACCATCGGATCGCCTTTCAGGTCAACCTCGACCAGCCGCGCAAAATCAATGATGTAGTTGCGGAACACATGCGCCTGCGCCTTACTGGCCGACAGGAAAATCTGATTGC